ACCTGCTCTTGGTGGTACCAGGGGTCGAAGATGAACGTATGCACAAACGCCGATACCTGCTCAGTGATCTGACGCTGCTCGGCAGCGGCGAACAGGAACCTCCCAGCATCACCGACCTCCAGCCAGTCGCCATCATTCCGCTTCCCGACGTTCCCGATGAACTGACTCATCGGCAGGCCAGCGGTGTATCCGATGTCATCAGCCGGACGATGGACGGGGAATTCCACGGTGTAGATCGTCTGGGGAATATTCAGCGTAAACGGGTTGCCACTTATGTTGTAGATGGTGCCAGTGATGAATGGCGTCGTGTTCCAGGGGTCAACGTCACCGAACGTCGGGAAGGCGGTTGGCGACATCCACGCCTGCACGGACCGCAGGCGGGTCTGCTGGGTGATTTTCGTGCCGCGGTACGCCTGCCCAGCGATCAGTGGTGCCTTGCTGGTCTGCCTGACGATGTAGGTATTAGCCCTGTCGGCGTGCGGGGTAACCGTCAGATCGGAAACGATGAACTGCGCCTTCAGGGCGTCACTAGACCCCGCCGCGATGCGTTCCCCGACCTTTTCGATTTTGTTCCAGGGCGTGGTAGTGGCAGAACGCACTGACAGGTAGACGTTCCAACTGCTCTCCGTAGTGCCAACGTACGCGTCATTGTCATTGAACACGATGAACGTACGGGTGAACGTGCTGGTGTCCATCTCTCGCGAGATGACCAGCGACTGATCCTTGCCCTGTTCTGTGACCTGCCAGGCCATTATGGATTCCTCGTCTTCTGCTCGATGCTCTTCAGGACCATCAGCATCTGCTGGTTCAATTGGTACAGCTGATCCGTCTGACCCGTACCCAGCGCCAGCGCCGTATCAAATTCCAGCCGGGCCAGTTTCGCTTGATCCTTGTCTGAGTAGATGCCCTGCCCGATGTCCTGGAACGCCACGTCGAATGCGTTCCCGATGATGGCTGGCGTCTGCTTGATCAGTTCCCAGATGCTGCCGAACGCCTTTTCGGCGTCGCCCGTGGGCTGCGCCTGCAGCCCCTTCGCGATGTCCACTTCCGTTTTCCGCTGCTCGGAGCGTGCCAGGAATTCATCGAGCCCCAGCGCGGTCATCTGTTGGCCGACGTCTAGCCGCCTGCCGACGTCATAGGCCTTCGCCCCCTGCAATGCCTGGCTGAACGGCATCATCAGATCCTTCGCCATATCCCGGGCCTCAGACCGTGCCTCCACAATGGACGTCAGCATGCCAATGGCCGGGAGCGCCATTGCCGATGTCATCAGGCCGCGAATGGTGCCGAACTGAGCCGCCATCGTGTTCAGGCTGCGGTTCACTTGCCCACGGACAGAACCCAGACCGCTGGGATCTGCCTCGACACCGACTCTAACGATTGCTGTCTTAGCCATTGATCACCTTCTGCAGCTCAGTTTCCCAGTCGCCGGGCTTCACTGTCCAGGGCGCGATTTTCCCGGGGTCGCCCTTGACCATCGATAGGACCAGAATGGTCAGCAGCCGCTCGATGCGTTCGGCTGATGACCAGACCAGGGGTTTCGCATCACCCCCTGGATGATGGCAGCGCCCAGGTGCATGTCGATCATGCTGGGGGTGACTGGCTGCCCGTCCAGGCGCGCGCAGTGGCGCAGGATCCAGTCCTGCTTTTCGTACTCGCCCAGGGCGTCCAGTTCGCGGTATTCCGCGACCGTGATCGACCGAACTTCCACCAGCAGTGGGTACTGCTCGATGCCTTCAGTGAGGGTTCGCCAGATCATGTGGTAGGCCGGGTGACGTTCAGGGTTCCGGTGTACTGCCAGGTGACTTCAGCGGTCATCACGGCATCGTTATCCCAACTCGGATTGAACCCAGTGATGACTGCGCTTCCAGAATAGACCAGTCCAGTGGTCGGGCTAGTAACTGTGATATTGATAGCGGTACCAGTTGGGGTTGCTTCGCTGAACTGATGCGCCAGCGTCAGCCCCGTACCGTGACTGCTAAAAATGGTGGCCGAACCAGTCACCGTTGGTCGCCCAGCGATAGCGCTGGTGGTGGCTGCGTTCATCTGGGTGATATCGACGGCGTTTTTTGCCGATGTAATTCGGCAATTCGTAGCCAGCGCCTCCACGGCGTTGAACGTAATGGTGGTTCCGTTGGTGAGTTTCGCAGCCATAGTCAGCCTCCAGTAGCCCAGACGGTGTAACCCTGCTGAATGGCTCGGGGTCCGTCATCATCCCCCGAACCATCCTCGATGCGTTCTACGTCCTCACTCGTCAGATAGCCGCACGCGACAGTGGTGCCACTTGACGTGTATGCAGTGTTGGTGTCTAGCGCTGCGCGCACGGCATCAGCCACGCTGCGCGCACTGCTCATTGTGTCCGCGATCGTGGTGACCGTGATCGTGAACGTATGCAGCGTCTGTGAGCCGCCGAACGTGCGCACGGGTTCGCGGGAATCCACGCTGTAGACCAGCGCGGGCAGGGTGGTCCCCTCCCGTCGCCATTCGGGGCTGATTCGGTTCCCGACCGCAGCCACCTGGGCGTCCAGACGTGCGAATAGCGCCTGTTCGATGGTCATCCCGTGACCTTCAGCCCTTTCTTACGGCACTCGGCGGCGAATGTTTCTTCGATGGCATCAGCGAATTCGCTTTCGAAACGCGATCGAGGGAACTTCGCAGCCATTTTTTCCTGCGTCTTCCAGTACAGCTTGTTTAGCGGTCCGGCCAGCCTAGCGCGGTACGCACGGTTGACCTTGACGCCAGTGGTGGCGACGATCAGACCAGCGCGCACGTCGGCGCTGTGGATGATGGCTCGGGCGATGTCTTTACGGACCTTGTTCGTGGGCCGCTTCGGCTGCTCGGCCAGCCACAACTGCTTATACAGCGCTGCCGCTGGTTTCATCACCTTGCGTCCTAGCCGCTTCGCCAGGTTCCTGCCGACGTTCAGGGGCAGGTGCCGCAGGACATAGTCCATACGCTTGACCTGCTCGATGAATCGCGGGTCGGAATCGGCGTTCGCCAGCAGTCCGAATTCGGTAGCCACGGCCATCTTGCCGACCTGCCGATCGAAGTAGGCAGCCAGGTTTCGCTGGTGTACGGGGTTCATTCGATGATTTCCCGCGCTTCGATGTTGAGTTCAATGCGCCGCAGGCCGACATCGTTGACCCCCATTACCTCCAGCACTCGATCCGACTTCCCCGTTTCCTGCAGCAGCAGTCTGGACTTCGTGGTCACCGAATCCAGCCAGGGCAGGGCGATCCGGTAGGTAATTTCGCCACGGGCGACGTCAACGGTTTCAAGCTGTGACGGGTCGGCAGTTTCGATGTGCCCCAGGACGGTCGCTGCCGTAGTCCAGGTCTTCGTTGACTGCCCGTACGAATCGACGCTGGTGGCGTAGTTCTGAACGGCGAACTGGTGCCGGAACATGCCACGGGGCGTCATACCACAGGCCTTTCATGCATCAGGGCCACCAGCATCTGTGCTGCCTTGCCCTCGATGGCGCTGGTGCTGTCTCCGCGATCCGCGTACAACCGGGTCGCCAGTTCCAGCACTGGCAAGATCGAGTTCGAATCCTCATCCGTTGACCAGGACAGCGTGACTGGGCGCTCGGCGTCCTCAGGCACGATCAGGACGGTCCTGTCGCCTTCGTAGTGAATGTCCAGCGGTACCTGCGTCAGGCTGCCGGATTCGGTGTAGTACGGCAGTGCCAGCGGCGTCAGCACCAGTGGCTGAGGGTACGGGTAGAACGGCACTTCCCCTTCCTCACTGATCACCGCTGATCGCCACCCCCCCTGCGCGGAAACGCCAGTGGAAGCCTCCCAGACGCGAATGGCAGCAGGCAGCAGAATCGTGTTTATGTACGAATCATCCGCGCTGTGGTAGATGCGCGCATGAGCCTTGAAGTTAGCCAGGGTGATCAGTGCTGCTGCCATCGTCAACCTCAAACGGGGCTGGGGGTTTCACCCCCCAGCCCCGCGGAATGGAGTCCTGCGGATCAGACCTTGTTGGCCAGGATGACACCGGCGTACTTGTCGACCACCTGAGCGTCGGAACGCATCGAGCTGCGGTAGTTGACGATGCCGCTGCTGCTGTTCGTGTAGGGGTCCACGATGAACTGGACCTCCCTGCGGTCCACGATGCGATAGGCGCGAGACAGATCGCCGAAGAAGACCAAGTTTTTGCCCGTGCCGGAAACGAATTCCGGCGCAAACTCGCTGATGTACACGGGGCGCCCCATGAGCATGCCAGCAGCTCCCTGCTGCAGCATCATGCCCTGCATGCCGTCGTAAAGGTAGGTGCCAGCGGTGGAGGCCTTCAGGCTCAGGAGTTGCCCCCAGATTGCCTGATTCATAATCCAGCTGCCGTTGGAGGCGTATGCCGTCGGCAGGGCGGTGTAGGCGGAGATGATGTCATCGAAGTCGACATTCGCCGTCAGCGATCCGGTCTTCACCAAGTACTGAAAG